TTACAGCAATTCCTTTAACGCGAGTTCCCACAATAATTCCGTTGAATTGCAGATTGTCGATTACTTGAGCAGAAGCTCCGTAGCCAACAGTAGGAACTCCTGAGTAGGTTTTTCTTACCATATACTTCACGGCTCTACCAACAGCAGCAGAGCTAAAAACTAAGGTTCCTGCCGTTAGTTGAACGTCGTCAAACAAACTCGGAACCGTTGTCTTTACCTCTAAGGGGACAATATTACTTTGGTTGTCGTCAACAAAAGTAACTTGAACATTGGCAACGGTTGCACCAGTTAGGTCGCTGTCAGTAATTGTAAAGGGAGTGGCAGGAACAGTCCCAGTTTTTACAATAGGTAAAATAAGAGAATCTGTTACCTGAGCAAACTCACCAATCAACCATTGTAGGGTGATCCAGTCGATCGACTGGACTCCCATGTCAACAGTCGTCTCTGTTGCGGATATGTAGGTATCGACGTTTGCCAAAACGCCATCTACATATCCCTGAGCTACAGTTTCAGTCCCTGCCGTGTTAATCGCAAAAGAGCTTAATAGGGGGAACAAGCCCGCTAATTGCCCTTGAGGAGTATTGGTGTCAGGCGAGATAAAACCGTAGTTTTTCATTCCTTTGAAAGCCATGATTTTCCTCCTAGTTTGGACTTAGTAAAACAGCATAATCAAGACCGCCAGGGCTTCCAGTTTTGACCGCACGAGCGCGGACAAATAAAGCAGTAGGATCTCGATACTCGGCAGTTTGTCCGCTTAAAATGATTGGAACAATAGCCGCAGATCCATCAATATTGATAGATCCAATTTGGCTAAAAGTACCAGAAGAGGTAGGACAAATCTCAATTGAAACAGCCCAAAAAGCAGATCCCGCAGTAAAAGAGGTATAGGTATTCGAGATTACGACAGCATTGTAATCTTCTAGGTTTCTAGGATTAAAAGAGATCGCGGTTTCCGCAGTAGTTGCAGTTATCGTTACTCCTTTTTCTCGCAATACCGTAGATTGGTCGGGTTCTAGTCTGGGATAGCGTTTTAGGTTTACGAACTCAGGCATTTTTTAATCCTCCTATGCGACGATTGGAACGTCTTTAATTCCCCAAAGCCTAGCAATGGATTTGCGTTGGAAAAGTCCAATTCCCGCATCCCATTCGATTTCCTCTAAGACCGCAGGTCCTTCTGAGTCTTGCCCTTTGTTATAAACCTGTAAGGGTTGAACTTGAATCCCCTGTAGCCTTAGATCCCCTAGGGATACGAGATAGATAGAAGTCCCCCCAGTGCCACCCCCTGGACATGCTTCAGTAAATCCTAGGATTCTGTTAGCTTGGTTGTCTTCATCTATTTCTAAAATTGGAATACCAGCGTAGTACATTTGGGGCATTCCTAACTCGTTTTGATTAAAGGTAACGTATCCACTAATCCCAGTATTGCGGGCTGCGGTGGACAGTCTAGCGGCAAAAAGTTTGTCCATGATCCAATGAGTGGGAAAATCAACATACTTAAGCAAGGTGTCAAGTTTTCCTAAAGAAAGCGCGTCACCTCCGCTAGTATTCCCTGCCGCTAAAAGTTGAGTAGGGGAATCTTTGGTTAATGCCTGAAGTCCGTTATACTCGCGGTCATTAGATTCTTTAGAACCTTTGATGAACAGACGATCAAAGTACAGGCTAAAAGCTTGAATCTTATCGCGCCTAAAAGAAGCTGTAGATCCTGGCATACGAGCTTCTAAAGCTCGGTCAACTGCAATAGATCCAGTATGGATAGCGGTTGAATAAATCGCCTTTGTATGGGTTCCTAATCCCCTCACGCTGTTTTCGTTTAAACGACGGACTCCAACATCTCCTAGGGTGGTTTGAATTTCGACTTCGATACTACCCCCCGCAATAGTTCGGAAGGGAAGAAACGGCAAAACTTTAGAGCCGGTGGCAAATTGCAAAACAAGTTCTGCGTACCGATCCATTCCCTCATTAAAGCTGCGATTTGCCGCCTCCAACAATGTAGCTGGTTTATAATCGGGCATTTTTTAATACCTAAATAATTTGGATTACGGCATCGCGCCAACAACACTACTCGCTAGTTATTGTCTTTCTATCCTAACAAAAAAATAGCCTAATAGGTAAAAATACTTACTAGGCTTTTTGTGAGCTAATTCAGATTAGAGTACAGGCTCGGTAGGAGCTTCGGGAGTGGGTTCTACGGGAGGCTCTACAGCAGGAATATCGACTACAATGGCATCGCTTAAAGCGTCTACCCCAGTCTTGATAGCTTCTAAAGCTTTGATTTGAGCAGAGATATCAGCACCAGGAACTTTTAAAGCATCAATTACCATCTGTAAATTAGCTTTAATTTCAATTGATTCGTCTTCGACGCTAGTTTTAACAGCGTCAATACTAGCAGTTAACACCTCAAGCTGTTCGGTGGTAATCAAAAACTTATTCATGAAAAACTCCTTTAGATCGGTGATTGCGGTCAAAATAGATGATAGATCAACTCCTATCAAGAACGGTGCTACCCCATTGGTTTGGGCTTGGGCTTGTACTTCTTTTTGGGCATTATTTAGCATTTTTAAGTTGTTGTTGTTCCTTAATTGTATGCTTTTCTGCTTCATTAAGTAGCATCCAACTGCGAGACATGGTACACGATGGACAATTTATAGGAAAGGGACGGTCGGGGGGTTGGGGGAAGGATGGCGGCGGGTTAGAGTGGAGTGGTGGATTGGGATGGGGCGGTGGGTCGTTCGTCAAAGTTTTCACAATAAATCTTTTTTGCTTTAGTTTTTATCAGCATCTTTAGCTACTACTCCGATGGATGCCAATCCTATTGTAATAGCCCATTGTGCGACTTTATAGGTGAGTGGAGCGTCTCCTAATGTGTGATCAATAGTCCAATAGGCGGCGATAGCACTAATCAGTCCCGATAGAGTAGTTTTCCAATTCTTTCTTAGGTAGGTTTGAATTAAAGATTTTTTCATCTTATGTTGTACCCAGTAGAGCGCTTGTAAAATTCCTCAAAAGTTTCTCTTGTTCCCCCGCGACCCTTAACGCCTTGAGTAATCCCAGTGCCACGAATATCAGGCTTCTCAAAAAAGTGTCCCCATACCCTAGACTCTGTTAGTTCAAGTATCAAGTCCTTAGGAGTTTTGGGTTTGCCGTTTTCGTTTCTATCTTCTGCTAATCCTGAAACATCAAGAACGGTAATAGAGCCGTCGTCTTCTATCTGAATCCTGTCTCTTAAAACGTTTTCATAAAGCATGTCAAAACTAGATTTGTTTGTAGCATCAATATTATCCTCTTTTCCTCCAAGAGAATAATAATACCGTTGAATGGCAGTTTTTTTGTTGTTTTCTGCTAGTTTTTTATCTAGTTGAGCAATTACAGCTAGTTGAGCGTCAATATCTTTTTGACGCTTTTCTGCTAGTTCCTGAAATTTCTTATTTGTCTCAAGGTCTTTTTGTTCGGCTTTTTGCTTAAGCTCTTTTAGTTGGTTGTATTCCTCAATATCAATTGTTTCAAGTTTAATTTTTAGTTCTTCATATTGCTTAATCTGTTTTTCTAGTTCTTTGCGTCTAGCCCGCTCTTGGTCTAATGCTCTTTTGCCGCTTTCCCCTAGTGGAGCGTCAGACTCCTTCGGCTCTGGGGTGGAGCCTAAATCGGGAGTTAAATCGTCAGTTTCAGGCATAAAAAATTACCTATATTTTTGTGGTATCTAAAACAATTGTACTCAACAAGTCGGTTTTTTTGTAGTAAGTGTAAATTATGCGTAAAAACTCTAGATGCTCCGCGTAATCAAGTCTTACCATGCAGCCAGCAGAGGATCTCCCAATATTGTATTGAGTCTGTGAATAGCCATAAATCCCATGCTGATTAATACCAAATAGTCCAGTCTCTCTCCTGTCACCAGTACGGAAGGAGTCTTTGTTTTTGTCGCGGTAAACAGTAATCGGGTTGACTTGAATTAATGCGGGGTGCTTAAATCTGCCTGTGCCATGAATGCCCCAAGTCCAACAGTTTACGAATGGGGTATCTAGTGCAATGTTAGCCGCACCTTTGGGATTCATTGGGTTTTGAGTATAGTATTTCCCTGGTTCGGTTGTCGCTATTCCATTAAATAAAATTTCTGCTTTTTTGTTTTCCACTTTTAATAGCAAAGAACGATCATTAAAAGTGTTAATTGATTCGGGCAATGGGCTCCCCTTTTCGGTGCTGTCCTCTAAATAGACAATATTGAGCCTTCCGATGGGGTAGTCTAGCTCCCTGAGCCGCATGTAGACCATATCCGCTAGTATTTGATCGTTCATCCTTTATACGCCTCTGCTTGCCATAGAAAAATAGGAATATCTGTTAGTTTGACCAACTTAAATATAGCTTGATTCCATTCTGATTTAATTGCCTGAATTGGAGTTGTTGCCATTTCCGCCCTAGCCTCATTGTCGATATCAAGGATCTTATACTGTGGCTTTACGGATTCCTCGTCTAGTCGAGCTTTGATTTCTGGCATTGAGTCCAATAATGCCTGTAATTCTAATAGCCAAGCGTCTCCCCTTTCAGCAAAAAGAGCGTCAACTTCTGCCACAATGTCAGTTAGTTTATTGTAGGGGTATTCTAGAAAGTCTAGGATGTTTCTATAGTCACTTGTCCTTATTGAAATTTCATCCATGATAAAAAATACTCAAAAACGTATAGAGCAGAAACTAAGGTCTATTCTACCAAAAGCCACCTATCAGCCCAACCAAAAACAGGTATCTATAAAATATCTTGGCAAAATAATAAATCTGGCTACGTTAGGCGGGGGAATTGCTAGAAATACTAGAATCAGATAACTATTCGTCTTCCGTAAGGTCGGATTGTCGTTTAAATAATTCTGGATGCGATTCTTTGAAGATTTTCCACAAATCCTTAACCTTCCCCCTAAGCTCATCGTGCCTTTGCTGATCTAAATACCGATCTTCTCTAGCTTGGCGTTCCATCGCCTCTACCCTAGCAGCGTGGATCTTCTGCTCGGATCTAAGTTCTTTCATGCTGTCCTTGATTTCTACCAAATCATCGCATGTGCTGTCAACAGAAGACGCTATATGGGTTAACTTTTTAGAAGTTTCTACAGAGTTTTCTAGTAGTGTTTTTCCCGCAGCTACAAAGGCAGTAAACCCCCCTAAAAGCAATCCTCCCAACGCGATCCATTCCCCAATCACCATAAATCACCATAAATTACCATAAATTACCATAAATTAATTTTAGGAAATCAGGACAATAAAAAACGGGGTTTTACTCCCGTATTCCCAAGTTGAGTTAAAATGATTTCCTGGTTTTCGATTGTCCTGATTCGCCCTATGCTTATGCCGTCACTGGGGGTGTAGTTTGAGAGCCTTTAACTGCTACTTGACCAGATGCGGGATCGATTTGACGAATTGCAACGCCTTCGGTCACTCCTAGACTGTACAGAGACTTAATTCCTAAGTTTAGTGCTGCCTCAGCGATCACGCTTACCCGTCCTGCGTGTTGAGTGTACTGAACAAATCCTGCGTTTCTGATAGCTTCAGAATTAGCGAGCAAGCTAGTCAAAAGAATTGACGGGGCATCCCCAAAATTTTTGATATTTGCAAGAGCGACGCTTCCAACGATATCGTCTTGTACGATTGGCATAATTTTAATATTTGTTGATTGGTACAGAATTATCTTAGCTTAATTTATTTGCTTTTAAAGCTTCCAATTTATCCGCATCCAAAGCATCTAAAGTTTTAGCCGCTTCCAGATAAGTAGCCATCGCTTTTTTGAAATCTTTTTGAGGATCTCCTGTGACATCTCCCGTTAAAAAGTTTAAAGCATTAGCTAATAGCGCCTCTCGAACGATTGCCATTCTTTGATCTGATTGCAGTTTTTGCAGTTGAACAAGCAGAGTAGTAGTCTGTTCATTTTGAACAGTAAGAGTTTGTTGGTAAAGTTCTAGCTCTTGAGCTTTAAGCTTTAATTCCTCTCTTCTTTCCTTGATAGTAGGTCTTTGTGTAGTCACGATTACTCCCCCTCATTACCTAATTTTTCAAAAACTTTTACTTGCTGGGCGGTGTTTCTAAGGAACACTACCCAATCCTCCCCAACTGGAAATATGCTATCAATTAAATACAGCTTACCTTCATCGTCTTTAAGGTAAATCTTGTATGGTGTTTTTGCCCTCAATACTGAATCTAGTGACATAACCCCTCCAGTGTTTTGAGTATTGTTTCTTCACTTTCTACCAACGACCCGCGCATGATTTTAGAAAATGGTTTAAGAGTTTTTTGGACAAAACTATCGGCATTAGGAGAATTATAGATTATCTCCATCCTTGCTAAAAGCACCTGATAAAAGCCTAATTGTTCCTGAGTGTAGTCGAGGGGAAAACAGGACTTATCCGATATTCTGATACTTTCCTGCCCCGTGTAGTCAACCACGGTTATATGTTCAGCCCCTACCACTGTCACGATTGCCCATGATCCGTTTTTACTGGGAACGTCGGTTATCTTGACCACATCTCCCTCTTGGTACTGATAGTTTTCGGCGGGTTTGATGGCTGATATAACCAGTCGACTAACTACTGATGCGGTGGGGGAATCGTCAGTATCAGCCAGTGCTAAACCCCATACTTTTGCCATTTTGTCCTTTACTTTTTTGAGCTTTGCCAATGGTCTGCACAAGGAAGCGTTCTGGGGCAATTTTTTACCATCAAATCCTGAATCTTGAAGAATATCAATTACTTCCGAGGCTTTGATATATTCACGGATTACCTGATAGCAAATCCGATATTTAGAGTTATTGGCTTGACAAAAAGCCTGAAAACTTAGGTACTGCTCCTTGTAGAGCTCCTCATCTCGGATGATTTTAAATGCCAGCCCGATCTCATAAAAGCCTAAACTAATAGCCTCTAAATGGGTTTCTATTTTGGACTCCAAAGCCCGCAATCGGGCAATTTTTTCTAATCCTTCTCGTGTGGCATTAGTTGGTACGGTAGCAATCATGGTGTTTTTCCTGCAATAGAAAGAATATCTTGAACTAAGGAATCTCTGTCGACTAAAGTGATTTTTAGGGCAGATTCAAGCAAAGGAACATGATGAAGCCCAATCGTTCGGTAGCCAGTTTCTATCTGCCAGATCCATTCCGTAGCAGTGTTTATCATCTTGGATAGCTCAGTAGATGATAAGCCTAGCTTTTCACGCTCGGATCTGATTTTTGCCCCTAATCCTGATATTCTTATTTGATATGCTAGGGGTACATTTTTGTCCTTTCGAGATGTGGGAACTCGTGCTTGGTAGGATAGAGATGTTGCCATGATGGATTTAGTGATTGATGCTCTAATTGTAGCAATTTATCTAAGTTAATGTACTACCTTTATAAAAAAATTTATGGCTTTATCTACTTTTGCCTCTTTAAGAAATAAATACTCTACTTCTGATATAACGATAACGGTGGGAAGTGGTGGATCTACAACTTCGGCTTACAGCCTAGGCTTAAGGGTTTTTGGGGTGTCACGAGCGGGCAAAAATATTAATAGCGACAGGATAGCGGTGTCTGTATCAGCAGGACAGCAAGTCACCATTACGTTAAATAGTACGTTAAGAGCAAGTGGCGAGGATATATACAGAATAGGAATAGCAGGAGAAACGACAGGAAATGATGCAGATAGCTATATTTTGGCTGAATTTGAAGCAAAACAGATAAATCAGCAATCAGACATTGTTTTTTCTCCCATTGTACTTTCTAGAGATCAACATTTTGCCCTCAATGGTGCGGTGGCAAATTATGCAAGTTTACCCTCTAATCCAATTAATGGTACAGCTAGATTTGTAACGGGAGAAAACAAATACTACCTATACAGATTGGGGGCTTGGGTAGAAGTAAATGGGTTAAGCACTTATACCGTACTAACTACTGAGAAAAGAACGGCAGGCAAATTATACGGCGGCTGTGATCTCCCTATAATATCGTTAGATACAGGGGAATTTATCCCTATTCCTGCGTATGATGCCACGATAGGAGGAAATAGCTACGCGCTAAAACTTTGGCTCTTAAACGGAACTGAGGAAGTAGGTGGTGCGGTAATTCCAGTAGGAAATTTTATAGATTTAGAGTTGCTGCTAAATGGCACTGCTGGGGACGCTGCGGTACTGTCAGGAAGAGTAACAGTAACAGCATTAGGAAAAATCCGTAAGTTGACAGGAATTTCTACAAATACCAATATCACAAGTACGTCAGCCATTTGGGAATACAATAACAGCAACCTATTTGTAGTTCCAGAAAATATTGATGCGGGTTATGCGCTTGCCTTTTCTGTTGTTTTTAATTTTACAGAGTTATCAAATGGGGATAATCTCAGTTTCAGAATTTACGACAAAGGCTTATTTGCAATACCTGAATCAGCATTAGGGATAATTTTTGGAAATGGCATCTTCCCCGTTGCTCCTTATTGTCGAATCGTTCCTAGCCTATCAGGAATCCGTCGATTAGCCGGAGAAGGATTGATTGAAAGAAACAGATTTGAAACTAGAAGCTCTTACGATACGGAATTGGGGCTTATAACTGACAACACCGCGCAAAAAGTAGTTATTAGTGGTGTTTTAGTCGGGCAAGTTAGAGTTAGGGCAGGAGGGGAAGCCCTACTAAGCACTGAGGCGGTAAGAGCCATAATCTCTACAGAGCCTGGTATTGCACCTGCTTCTAATTGGTCTGCTCCTGTCAGTTTATTAGCAGGACAACAAATATCAGTAGTTGTTAGCTACCCTTGCAATAATCTAGGGATAGGCACAATTAGATCGGACTATCCTGATGTAATCGCGGGTAATTCTGCGGGTGATTTTACCCCAGTTCGGTTAAGGGTAGAAGTCAGAAGATCAGGAACTATATATCAGCAAAGCAATGTCACAATAATTCCTAATACTACTCAAACTTTTATAATTAGCTCTCTTGGAACTGCGGGAAGTTCCCCATCTACAAATAGCAGGCTATCATTTAATCTTTGGGGATATTCAGGGATATCAGCCAGTGCGATCGCGGGGACTTCTAGCCTATCGGCAGGTAGTTATGAGGTTAGAGTTTATTACGAATATCCATCGCCTAATCGCGTTGTTACGGAAATAACTCACTCTGTTTTAAACGGCTGCATTTCTGAACTATTGGGCAATTATTCAGATGTGATCAATACTGCTTTTTATTCGGGATTAGTTTCTAGTGGAGACACAACTAGAAACTATTTGATCAATAAATTTGTGGCTGGATCTGGGATTACGCTAGAGCGGTTATTCGTAGGAGGAAACGAACAAGTTAGGGTATCATCAATAGCAGGAACTGGAAATGTTTCTAGTGTCGGGCTGTCTTTACCTAATATTTTTAGTGTAAGCAATTCTCCTGTAACGGGATCTGGAATTATAACCGCAACTCTTGCCAATCAATCGGCTAATTCTTTCTTGGCTGCTCCTAGCGGAGCAACAGGAATTCCTAGCTTTAGAGCCATAAATGCTGTTGATATTCCTAGCTTGCCTGCCTCTAAAATTGCTACTGGGGTTTTTTCTATCAGCAGGTTAGCAACTGGAACACCCGACGGAACTAAATTTATTAGGGATGATGGGGTTTTAGCAGTTCCGTCAGGGACTGGGGGCGGGGGCGGTGGGCACTTAATAACGGAGTCGGGCGTTCCCTTTACCCAAAGAAGCAAGCTAGATTTTCGTGGCGTGGCGGTGGATGTTCGAGATGACCTTGTCAATGACACTACGATTATTGATATTTCTCAAGTGGCAGGAAGCGCGGCGACAATAGCAATCGGGGCGGTGACTACGGGAGCGTTAGGGAGTGCTGTAACTGTTACCAATACTGGCACGTCTTCTAATGCAGTTCTCGCTTTTTCACTTCCTAGCGGTGCTACAGGGTCCGTGTCCGACGTAAATTTTCCCCCTCAAATTACAAAAACAACGTCTAGCGGAGTTATTTCTGCTACTTGGTCGTCCCAATCAGCTAATCTGTTTTTGGCTTCTCCTAGCGGTGCAACGGGAGTGCCTGATTTTAGGATTATCTCATCAGCAGATATTCCTAGTTTGCCTGCCTCTAAGATTACTTCGGGAGTGTTTTCGATTGCAAGGCTTGCCAGTGGAACGCCCGACGGGACTAAATTTATTAGGGATGATGGATTTTTAGCATCTTTTATTGTTGAGTTTCCCGTTGTTTTTGCGGCTCCCACGGTGGGAACTTATACGCTATTACTTTCTACGATTAAAGCAAAAACTTTAAACGCTATCAGGGTAAAAACCGATAGTGGTACTGCAACTTTTAACCTTAAAATAAATTCTACTAATATAACAGGTGTTAGCTCTATTACTGCTACTACCTCAAAAACAGCCTATAATGCAACGGCTGCTAATGTAATGGTAGTTGACGATGATCTTAAAATAGAGATTACATCTGTATCTAGTGCCATCAATCTTAGTCTTCTTTTGATTTTTTCATGAGTACAATACTTCCCTTGTTATTTTTCTCTAGCAGTGCACCACCGCCCCCGCCCCCGCCCCCGCCTTCTGATCCTTTTTGGAATGATGTGGTGCTTTTAATGCCTTTAAATTCTTCGGCAGGATATTCTTGCCTTAAAGGTCGAACTACTTCAACTGGAACAACGCTAAACATTCAAACAGTAGGAGGGTTTGAATGCTCTAACACATGGGGGTTTGTATCTGATAATTCGTTGTTTGATTTAGGAACTAGCGATTTTACTATTGAATGTTATGCTAGATTTTCGGCACTTAGCACTCGTAGCGTTGTGTTTCAAATGAATGATGGTCCATCAGGATCAGATCCGTATTTTCGATTTTTTATGTTCACCAATGATCGGTTTTTCCTTGATTTTTCGCAATCAGGAAATGGGTACGGGTTTGTCGGAACAGATCCCGCTTTTACCTTTTCAATTAATACTTGGTATCATATCGCTGCGACTAGGCAAGGGAGTAATTGGAGCATTTGGGTTGACGGAATACAAAGGGGGACAACTACAGACAGCAGAAGTATTAATTCAGTTGGACTAATAAGGATACTGCATGGTGATGTACCAGATAGCCCAGCATCTGATCCCGTGTTTCCTTTTGATGGATATATTCACAGTATTAGGCTTACTAGAAGCTGTCGCTATACTGCAAGTTTTACCCCTCCTAGCATTCCTTTACCTAGTAGCTAGAAATAGAATAATTAATTAAAATAGCAACTCATGCTGTGAATTGTCGCATCCTGAACCGATGGTATGGAGGATATGCTTTTAACAGGAAATCTTTTAATTTTAGAGCCATTTGGAATTGTTGCATTTCCATCCTCTATGATAATACTGTAGGTTTTAACGTCTAACTTTATATTAGTTTGCTTTAAAGTTTCTCCGTCTTGTTCCGACCAAGCAACTCGGCTTATTTTGTCGTTTTCTAAAATATCTTCTGCGTTAAAAAGAGGAGTAAGTCTAAAAGTTGAATAATTAATAATAGGTCCAGTATTTATTTCTTGTCGTTGAGGCATGTCAAGATAAAAGCCTGTTACAGCCCTAAAATCTTGATTGGTTGTAGTTAGTGGATACTTAAATCCATCTTTATAGTAAAAGCTTTCCTCTAAAAGGCTAGGAGGTATTGTAAAAAAGACAGTTTGTGTAAATGAGCCTATTGAGTCAGCATACCATTCATAGTCTATTTTGTGAATAATTGCACTATTGTCTAATCCTCTTTGCTTAATTGCTTCTCCGTGTCCACTGTAAACCCAATACCTGTCAGTAAAAAAAGGAGCCTCTACTGCAAAAATAGTTTTTCTTATATCAACATCAAAAGTTACTCCCATCATTTGCATATTTCCAGAAGCAGATACTTTTTTGACTGAAGATACAAATTCGTCTTCTAGTATTTCGCTGCTGTCGTAGGATCGCCTGTAATCAATAGAAGTTAGATCGTAAGGAATTGGTAGCCTTTCAATTCCCGACGGGCTAACTATTACATAGTTAAATGTCCCTGTTGAGATTGTACTTTTAGGAATAAAAGAATATTCTGTAAAAGCAGTGGCAAAAAAAGCACTAGAACGTAATCGCGCTTCCTCTTCAGTGTAAATGAGCTTAGAGCCATAAATGCCAATAGAGCCCCTAGTGGCGGTAGTTTTTGCGCTAAAGAAAAAACCAAATTCAATATCATAAACGGTTTGGACAAGATTTAATGTCCGTAATAACTCAGCAGAAAAAGCTTGGTTTTTAGATCCTGTTAGGTCAAATTCCGCTAGATAGTCTGAAATAACAAAATTTGTCCCCTCAATAGACAGTCCTCCAGCCATGATTGAGCCATGAAAATTTGGGCAAAACACATTTAACAAAGCAGTTATTTCTGGTGGGGATAAAAATTCAATTTCATCCCAATACAAAGGGAAAAATGCTGTATCGGCACTAAGTGAAGGAACATAAAGATTAGATATAAATATGCTTGATTCGGCGGAAAAGTCAACATTAGGAACATCGTATATTGTATCTAGATAGCCAAAACTAGAAGAGGTTCCTATTTGTGGGTATAAACCTAACCGCACAACATTCCGATCAAAAAGAGGAATGTAATCGTATAGCCATAATTCTGCGAGGCTGGTCGTGGTTAGTCCCTGAAAAGCTTCAGTATTCAGCCATGGACGGGATGGTGTTAACAGTGGTGAATTTACCGCTAGGTCATCTGTGCTACCACTTCGGCTTAATTCTAATAAATATTCCCTATAATTTTCTCCTGTCTTGAGATCGGCTTGATCGTTGAAAAAATACCAGATATAAGGATCTCTTGGAGCAAAAAACCCATTTCCGACAGGATCACAGCCATTAGCTCCAACGTGAATTGTTGGGGCTAAATTTGGGCGTAAAATAACAGATGCTTCCAAGATATCTGAATTGGTAAACGTCTGCCCATCAGGAGCGGTAATGACAAGATCGGGGCTTGAATACTGAATCATTACAATCCAATCGTTAGGCTTGTTCCCAGTGCTGTTTATCGCGGCTGATATTATCTTGGTTCTACTAAAAAGAATATTTCCGGTTTCATCTAAAACGTTAATTTTTGTCAATTCCCCTATTTTAATAGGAACATTGCGATCTCCCCCTATATAAAACTCAAACTTATTGTCTGATTCAATGCTAAATAAAACTTTAATAGGATAGATTTCAGGAGTAGCTTGTCTTGGTCTTCTGTTAATAACTTGAGTTGATACGGTTTTAGTCTCTCCCTGAGAAGAAAAGGCAAACCATCCTGATTGAGTTTTGCTAATCAGTACGGTTGTCGAGTTTAGATCATTTCCTGCCTTAGCTGATATAGTTTTGCCGTTAGGGAGCCTAACTGATACCATTTCCCCTGCTTTAGCCAATCGGTTTATTCTGCCAATCTTCATAAAAATAACCCTTTGTGAGGGCTAGTAATTTCCATCAATTAGGAGAAACAATGCGAGTTGCTCACTTTGATTCTACCACTACCGATCCTTTCCAAGGATAAAATGGCTTGGCTGACTCAAATAACTCTTGTGGTGATATTAGGTTATAAGGGACTTTGGTATCAAAAAGGCAAGTGTCAATTAGCACTCGTGCCACTAATCCACTACAAATAAATCCGTGATCAAAATGCCCTAATAGCGGTTTAAACAGTGATATCAAAGCCATTCTTATCGAGTCACGAGATATCCCAACTAAACCAAGAATCGCAGGCAGTGTTTTGTTGCCATAAAGAGACTGAATCAATATAGCAAAATAGTTATATTTATATCCCCTATAGGCTTTAGCAGCAAGGGATAAAACCTCTCCCGTTAGTTTAGGACTTTTTATTCTAGGCTTTCTAAAAAATACTTGTACATTCGGGTCGTTAAAGTATTTAGAAATTGTATCCTTTTTTACTCCTTCTTTTGCGGCTGCTTCTATTAATTCATTTTCTCCTGTCACAATAAAACAGTGGGAAACCTTAATGTCTGACATTCTAATCCAATCGGTAAAATAAGCAATCCCAATAGAAGTTAAATCAGATTTATTGTAAGTAAATCCGATATAACCTACGTCATAGTTTTCTTTAAATCTTGGCTGAATAGAGTTAATTTTCATGGCAGTATTTAGCCTGTTTGATAGTAATTTTATAATCTTTTTGATGGGAAACAAAACGGGAAAAATGATGGTCAAAAGAAATAGCATATGGCAATCCTGTGAAGATGCCAATAAGAATCAGGTTAATTGTCAGTAATTCCCATGCAATATTTGCCATCACAAGTCCCAAGAAAAAGCCTTGATTCCATACTAACTAACTTCTGCAAACATTGCGCCGTCTCTTTGAGCCTCTATTTTTGCTCTAATCAAATCATCGTAAAAAGCAATAGTTACCCCTACTCCTCTTGTGTCAATAGTTGCTAGGGTTTTTTCTACTATGTAATAAGGTTTTTTAGTGTAAATGTAAAGCCGTGGATTATCTGCATCTTTAGCGTAGGCTATCGCGTCGATAGTGTCTTGCCTAAGTTCTCTAATATCGTTAGCATCCACAGCCCTAAAATGCTCTGCTCCTGCTTGTATTAGCTCTAATTCATGTTTATCCATTAGCTTATTCCTGGGTACTTATTAGACCAATTTAGATTATCCCATTTGCCGCTATTTTTAAGTTCCATTAATTGAGAAACTGCAATATTTTTGTTATACTTCTCTTCTAGCTCTTGCCTTCTAGATTGAAATTGAAGCCTTTTTAGAACTAGCTGAATAGTCACAAAGTCTAGTGTACTATAAATTTGTAATGCTGACTGAACATCAAAGATTGATATTAAGTCCGCTATCAAGTCTCCTTCACTATCCCCACACGATGGCAATATAAACCCTTCGGATGTATCTGGGACTATGGATGGCTCAACGTCCATGTTCTCGATAATCTTTAAAATCTCAAGAGTTGAGTCTTTATCCAAGCTACTAATATCCTTTTCATTTAGCCCCCATTCACCTAGATAAATTGCTATAGTTTCTGCTTGTCCTTTAGCGTTGTTGACAGCTAAAAAGTCTATAGGGCTTTTCCCTAGGGGAATAGATAAAGAATCTAGCCAACCTGATATCAGCAGGCAAATCATTTTAGTCTCTCGCCTCTTGAATGCGGAAACGGGGCGCAAAACGATAACCTTGCCATTGGGTAATTGATAGGGAAAAACTTTCACTAATCTTTTCGCCAAGATAATTTAGTTGAAATTATTCCCTGAAAGCCATTATCTTGATTAGTGTTCAGAGATATAGTGACCATATTTAGATCGCATCCTATAAATGCTGCTTTAAGTGCTTTTTGTCGATATGTTCCAGTTAGCCCATTAGCTCTTAGGTCGTTTAATCTTTGGGCTAACCATGACTGCCAATCAGCTAAAACCAAAAAATTAGAAATTGATTCCTCTGTAAAGCTGACTATTAATCTAATCGAGAAGCTTATGTCTAGGCTTGTCTGAGGATCTAACATTCCAGTCGGATCTAAGTCAATTGAGTTAAGAAAAACTGCTCCCTGTGGAGATTGATTTGGCGTGTGAATATCCGAAAAGTAAGAAAATTTAATGGGTTTAGATGCTTCCGATAGTCCCACAGCTTTTGATTCAAGGTATAATATTAATGCTTGCCATAGGGCTGAGTTATAGGAATAATCCATGCTTTCTAAGTCTAGAGTTCAAGATTTTTTAAATACTGCTTATAGCAATATACCTAATAAATTTAAACTTTGGGTAATAGTTGATGGCGTTCCTAGAAAAGTTTTAAATTCTGATGGCTCTGAACCGTTTTTAAGAACAATAAACGTAAATACTAATAAAGAATTAGCTTTATTAGATGGCTATAGCTTTGATGCTACTATTTACCGCGCCACGGTAATAGGGGCGATTACTTCAGGCACTCCCCATCTGGTTTCTGGGCTTCCTAGCAGGATCAGGACATTTAGCGGGGAAATTAATTCAGGACTTCCGACTGCTAATGATTCTTGGTTCATGACCGAAGACAGCGGAGCTATTAGTTCGGCTCGATTTATTGCCCTAAAGCACCTAAAAAGAGAATTAAAATTAGATAGTTTTGATTCAATTTATTTAATCAGAGAACCTGGCTATGTAGTCGTTGAACAACTGTCGTCTACTAGGGTCACTCAGAATGGAAACCGTAGGGTAACTAGAAATGGTAATATTAGGGTAAGTGTGGCTTGAGGAGCCGAACAAATGGCAGACGTAAGAATTATTGACTTAGACCTTGGATCGGTGAATGACAATCACCTATTCGAGTCTGACGATGGAAGCTCTTCCTTTAAAATAACTGCCATTGATTTACGTGCTTACTGCCAGAATGGTCTGACTCCTCAATCAATCGGAATTGCTGCGGGTGTAACGATTGCAGAGTTGGGATATCTAGATGGGGTTACATCATTAATTCAAGCGCAAATTGACGCTAAAGCTCCTGCCAATAATCCTACTTTTACTGGTACAGTTTCAGGGATTACCAAGGGAATGGTAGGGCTAAACCTAGTAGATAATACAAGTGATGCTGATAAGCCTATTTCGACACTTCAACAAACAGCTTTAGATGGAAAGGCATCAACATCTGTCACTATTAATACGGCTTCAGGATTGACTGGCGGAGGTTCTCTCGCCTTAAATAGAACTATATCTTTAGACGTTCCAAGCCTTGCAAATAAAGCTACCCCATCAAGTTCTGATCAGGTTTTAATCTATGATCCTGTTAGTTCAAGCCACAAAAAGACTACCGTATCTGGGATAACTTCTGGGCTTTCTGGCGGCGGGGGCGGTGTAACCGCTCATGGTGCTTTAACAGGATTAAATGCCGATGATCATCCTCAATACTCTCTTGCTGACGGCACTAGATGGACTGTTACCCCAACTGCTAACAAGGTAGTTATTTCCACCGCGTCAGGAGTGCTTGCCTCTTCTAGTATTTCAACAACTGAATTGGGTTACTTAAGCGGTGTCACGTCATTAATTCAAGGACAATTAAATAATAAAACCGATTCGGGGCATACTCATTCAATTGCGAATATTGCCAATCTTCAAACCGATTTAAACGCTAGAGTTTTAACCTCTAGAGTTATCGCTACGGCTTCGGGATTAACAGGAGGAGGTGACTTATCGGCAGATAGAACAATAGGGTTAAACATTCCTGGGTTAGCCACAAAAACAACCCCGTCTATTTTGGATGAGGTTTTGATTTATGATGTTTCAACTTCAACCCACCGACGGACTACCGTATCAGGAATAACGAGCTATTCTGGCGGCGGGGGCGGTGTAACTGCTCACAGCGCATTAACAGGATTAAGTAATGATGATCACCCTCAATATTCCCTTGCTAATGGTACTAGATGGACTGTTACCCCAACTGCTAACAGGGTAGTTATTTCAACCGCATCAGGAGTGTTATCCTCTTCTAGCATCTCAACATCTGAATTAGGTTATTTAAGCGGTGTCACGTCACTAATTCAAGCACAAATAAATAATAAAACCGATTCAGGACATACTCATACAATTGCCGATATTAACAACCTTCAAGCCGATTTAAACACTAGGGCTGTAACCTCTAGGGTTATTGCTACGGCTTCGGGACTGACTGGCGGTGGAGATTTATCAGACAATAGAACAATAGCCCTAAATATTTCTGCACTTCAATCTAAAACTACCCCATCTATTTTGGATGAGGTTTTGATTTATGACGTTTCGACTTCAACTCATCGACGGACTACCGTATCAGGAATAACGGGCTATTCTGGCGGCGGTGGTGGGGTAACTGACCATAATGCGTTAACAGGACTAACTGGAGATGATCACCCTCAATATTCCCTTGCTGACGGCACTAGATGGGCTGCCGATCAAACAGCTAATAGAGTAGTTATTTCCACCGCGTCGGGAGTGCTTGCCTCTTCTAGCATTTCAACAACTGAGTTAGGTTACTTAAGTGGTGTTACGTCATTAATTCAAGGACAAATAGACCTAAAAGCTCCTATCAATAATCCTGTCTTTACAGGTACGGTATCTGGTATTACCAAGGCAATGGTAGGACTGTCCAATGTAGATAATACGAGTGATATAAATAAGCCCATTTCAACTCTTCAACAGGCAGGTTTGGATCTAAAAGTTTCTAACTCTAGAGTTATTGCTACGGCTTCAGGACTGACAGGCGGGGGAGATTTATCGGCTGATAGGACTATCGCTCTAAATATCTCAGGGCTTCAAGCTAAAACAAATCCCTCTATTTTAGATGAGGTTTTAATTTATGACGTTTCGACTTCAACTCATCGACGGACTACCGTATCGGGAATAACGGGCTATTCTGGCGGCGGAGGCGGGGTAACTGCTCATAACGCACTAACAGGACTAAATGCCGATGACCACCCTCAATATTCCCTTGCCAATGGTACTAGATGGGCTGCCGATCAAACAGCTAATAGAGTAGCGATTTCCACCGCGTCAGGACACTTATCAGCATCTTCTATAACAACAACTGAATTAAGTTACTTAAGTGGTGTTACGTCACTAATTCAAGGACAAATTGACAACAAAACGGCATCTGGACATACCCATTCGATTGCTGATATTAACAACCTTCAAACCAATTTAGATTCTAGGGTTTTAAGCTCTAGAGTTATTGCTACGGCTTCAGGATTAACAGGAGGAGGTGACTTATCAGCAGACAGAACAATAGGATTAAATATCCAAGCACTACAATCTAAAACAGTTCCTGCCAATGTAGATCAGGTTTTAATCTACGGAATATCAGAATCAGCCCATCGGGTCACAACCGTATCCGGACTAACTTCGGGACTACAGCCATTGTTAGTTAGTGAAGTAACCATAAAAACGATTAACAATCAATCTGTACTCGGCTCTGGAAATCTAACAATTACTGGCGGTGGTGGCGGTTCCCCAACAATAACAACTTTGACCGACGCTGCTACTGTCACCCCTAACGTAGATACAACTACAATAGGAATATTAAATTCTTTGTCGCAAAATGCGACAATAGCTAACCCTACGGGTACTCCTGTAAATTATCAGGAATTAGTATTAAGAATTACTTCGGCTTCTATAAGGCGAATAGTTTGGGGTTCTGCTTACGCTGGATTATTACCTAACACAACTTCTGGGGGAGGCATTGAAGATTATTTCTATTTTAGATTTAATTCCCTAGACAATAAATTTGATTTAGTGTCTAGTAATCAACCCTCCGACGAAGTTGAACTATCTTATCTAGTTTCTACTTTAATTCTTACAGGTAATTTATGATTGAAATTCCCACAGGAACCGAACTAAAATACGTCAATTTGACATTAAACAATGTCTCATTGCAGAATAGATTCTCGGCGGCTATTACAATAGTTGCCACCGCTATCTTGCAAGATAGCAATAGCTCATCTCAGCTAATAAAACTGGCTAAAAACGTTGCTAATGATTCTAGTGCAATGCAAATTTTAGTACAGCAATCAATTAAATTTGCTATTTCGGAGGGATTAATTATTACCTCTTCTGCTACGGTACTTGATAACAAAGACGGGACGTTTGACGACAACACCGTTACAGACTCCTCGATTTTGGGAATTGTTCAGGGACTAGCAGCCAACTCTTCATTACTCACAATTTTAGGATACGAAAATTAATTATGGCACTTAACCCAGATACACAGAGTCCAAAGTACGCTATCAATCAAAATACTTTTAAAGGACTTTTAACAGGCACAACAATCGGAGCCTTGAACTCTGATACTAACGGAGTTATTGTTTCTCCTGCTACTACTTTTGGGGGTAGAGTTGTTTCCTTAGTTGGCATGACAAACGATACTGTAACAGTCAACGTTTTTCTTTACGGATTTACAGCTAGTGGGCATGTACAGGGGTCAAACTTTGTTCGTCCTATCGGACTCGTTAATATTCCCCTGTCTGCTGGTAATACTTTCGCTGCTAGGGTTAACACTGATTTGTTAGCTTTTGCTAATTTACCTGGATTACAAGTTGATGCAGTCGGAAGAAAACCTTACATTTTGTTGGGAAGGAATGAAGATTTGAAAGCGTCAACGTTGGCAAATTTAACCGCCAGTACAATATGCGTCCTTAGTGGTGAAAGATTTGATTACCTAGGATAAAAACCATGTCTCACACTGGGAATGCTAACGGGAATTTTGGGGTAGAAGGATTAAGGCAGACTAGAGTTTTGACTCCCGTAATGGCAGCGCAAAACCTTAGAAAAGTGCTGCATTGCTGGTACAATGCAGACTTTCTAAATGTGGATGCTAACGGGCTGGTTTCTGGCGCCTCGGACTTGACTGGAAAAGGAAACGACGGGATACAAGCAACCGAGAGCAGGAGATTAACGCATTTCCCTAGCGATTTGCAGTTTAAAGGCAAGCCTTCCTTTGGAAGCCTTACCACTACTGGCAGCCGACGTTTGGAGGTAAGCGGTGGCAGCATTTCCCTGTCAACAGAAGCAAGAATAATCCTTTCTTGTTTCTATTCTGATGGCTTGGCGTCTGGTTTTAGTAGTGTAAACGGATTGGTCCATGGGGGAAGTACAACTTCCGATCCTCGTGTCTTTGGGAATGGAGGTTCATGGGGATCGCTATTATTAACTGGGTCGTACAGCAAAAATGGGGGGGCGTACTTTACCCAGGCAACATCCCCGTTGCCACTTCCTGCCTCTACTCTAGCTCTACGTCCAGGGACAAACACCGCCAATCTTCCTTGGAGCTTTGGCGCCGAACTTTCTTCCATTAACAGGACTTGGGTCGGCGGATTCCGAAATATAATAATCACTAATTCCTCAATTACTAATCTAGATATTTCGCTGATTGAAGGTGTAATAGCTTGGGATGGTGATCATCAAAATCGGCTTGCCGCCAATCATCCTTATCGTTTTATTCCCCCATTAGTTAGAGATTAAAACCATGCCCATTGATTCTAAGCATCCGCAATACGAACAATTTGAATCGCTCTTAAGGTTTCTAACTGCTTCCTATGAAGGAAAACAGGCATGGTATCCTTACGAGCAATACAGCGACAACGGAATAGCTAATTTAGGATTAGTGAATAGCGATCCTAATGAGTATTACGCTTCAATTAGAAATATTTTTATTCCAATACAGACAAGAGAGTCACCTGAAAAATATTATGGAAGATTAAAAAGAAGTCGCTATAAAAAACTATTTGAAAAAACAGTTAATAATTTTGCAGGATTATTAAGTCAATTTAGCATCAAGCCAGATACATTAAGCTGGTATTCTCAAGAGCAAAGAGAAGCAATTTTAAATAATATTGACTTGCATGGAACAAGCTTGCAACAGTTCTTAGTGGATGCTGATGTATCGGCTTTATCTAAGGGTTTTTGCGCGATTATTGTAGATTATAGTCGTAGCAGTGATAATTCAAAAAAAAGACCGTTTTTGACCAGAGTTGACAGGGAAGATATCATGAACTGGTCAATAAGTTATGGCTTGGACGGGGTTTCGATTACTGATAGATTGGTCATAAAAAGAAGTTACTACAAGCAAGATAATTCAGATGATTACATCGTAAAATTAACTGATCAATTTGTCGAGTTTAAAGCTGGATCTTTTCAGGTATGGGAAAAAGTTAATGGGACTTTGTCGATTGTCGATGAAGGAGAAACGTCTTTACCCATAATTCCTGTGGTTTTTTACCCCAATAATTGCAATAATCCATTTGAGATAGAACCGCCTTTACTGGGCATTGCAGAAGCTAATTTAAGCCACTATCAACTACATACTGACTATTTAGAGTCTTTGCACTACCAAGCCCCTTTATACGTCAGGACTGGGGTAGCAAGCACATCTGATGATAAAGTATTGACTCCTCTACTAATATCACCCCATACCGTAGTTGATTTGGCTGCGGATCAGACGCTTCAAATATTAGAAACAACTGGTAA